CCCGGATACGAGGCTGGCAGTGCTGCTGCCAACAGGGAGCTACTCAATTTTTTCCGCCGCAAAGAGGTAGTAGACAAAAATTTAGCTTGGTCCCTGGCATTGTCTAGGAAAGAGCGCGAACGTATTGAAGCTGAGAAAGACAAATCCACCAAGACTTTACCCGAAGATAAAAATCAATTGACGAGATTGATGAAACTGTCAGGGCAACGTTGATATGAAAATACTAGAAGTTACCCAATCTGTACAACCTGTACAACCTACACCTAATCCTAGAATAGATATTACCTTCCCAGATGGAAGAACATCTAAAGACACAGATAAACTAAAACCCGCTGTTAAGCCAGTTGGGGTTAAACCTACCGGTAAAGTTGTACCAATTTCTCAACCTTCACAAATGGGGCAGATGTTGCAAGGTGCTGGCATTCCAAACATAGATTTGCCCGCAACACCTCCCTTGCCACAACAGGCCGGTTCAGGTGAAAAAATAGAAACTTTACCAAACGGTACAACAAGTTACACTGGAGGCTTTGGACGTTACATCTACGATAAGACAGGCAAACCCCTTACATATCAAACCCCTTCTTTTAGCGGATTATCGCAAACAAACGATCTAGTCACCGGAGTTATAACAGTTAGATATGCAGCTGGGCCGCTGGTTTTATCAACAAAATTTGATAAGACTGGTAAGCCGTTAGACTCTACTAAAATTCAATATGATCTAGGATTAGGGGTAATGGGCTATGAAAAAGACAAGGGGATAACAGCTACTACTTGGCAAGACCGCGGTGATAATGTTGTTCAAAGTCGAGATATGGTAAAAGACCCTGCTGCCTATGACCGTGCAATGGCACAGGTACAGCAGACAACCAACGAAGAATTAAACACAGTATTAAAGATAGCGGGATTAAGATGAAAATTAATGAGTTACTTGGCGAAGCCGTTACAGACACTAAAGATGCTTTAGCTTTAAGCTCAGCAATAGTAGACTACATCATCGCAAATAACCTCAATGTGCCAGGCACAAAAATTGATATAAATCAAATACCTAATTTACCTAAAATGTTAAGCCAGGACGGCGAAACATTAATTAATGCCACACGACTTATTGTTGTTGATCCTGTTAAAATTTGGGGAGCAGAAAATGTAGGAGGCGATGCTGCCTCATGGTACACAGATGCTCAAGGTAATTTTGTTAATCAATCTCCGGCGATGGATGCTAGAAGAAGTAAAGCTATTAGAAAAGGCGTTGGATTTGATGCAAAATTTTGGGGGATTAAACCAGATGACCCCGAATGGCGTGATCTTATTAGCGCCAGAGGCAAAGAAGGGAGCAAGATGAACATCCGTTTGCCGTTTAACGCTCTCAGTAAAGCAAACAAAATTTGGATATCTCAAACATTATCACACGAATTTAGTCATTTATTAGACACTATCAAGGGAAGATATCTTGGCAAAGAGTTCGAAGATGTTCTTAAAAACAAAGATGCACGAGAAAGACTGGAAAAACATAAAGAAGCACTGAAATTAGTCACACCTGAAAATCCTAATCCAGAAGGGCTATTGAGCAAAGCAGAAGAAAAACAATTAATTAAAATATTAAAAGTAACTCCGACACAATACGCACCGCATATGAGCTCTGGTTACTTTGGTCGTGTTACAGAGATAAACGCAAGGTTAGTTGAATCGTCCCACCTGCTAGCTTTATGGGCTCCAAAGATGCTGCAAACCCAACACAACGTTGAAGACATTATTAAGTCTGCGCTTATTCGAGCAAAAGTTGCACATTCGTTTGTTAAATGGCCAGACGAAGCAGCATTTAGCAAAGGGCTAGGATATAACTTAACTGAACAACAATGGAATGAAGCATTCGCTAATCCTGAGTTTCAAAAAGTTTATAAACGAATCTATAAGTTTATGGCTGATGAATCTGTAGGGGCAGGGTTTATTGCACAAGCACAGAAAGATAATTTCCGTTCATGGACACATGTGTCTGCCGGCGGCAAGTCTTTTAAAGATCGTTTTCTTGAAAAGTTTAGACAGATAGTTATCAATCAGGTTCAGTTAGCTAAAGATATTGCCCAACTTGCTGTTCGTCATGTTAAAAAAGAAGTTCAACTGGTAGCCAATGATGTAGCTAAAATTGAACAGTACATTATTAAAAATATGCCTAAAATACTAGCCAAAGCTGGAGTTAAAAGCATACCGTTAGTAGGCATACTTTTTGGTGTAGCATTTGCTATACCTAGACTAATTAAAGGTGATGTTCCTGGTGCCGGCCTTGAAGTGGCTGGTAGCGTTGGCAGTCTAATTACTGTGATACCGACAGTAGCTTACCAGATATCGAGAGATGTCTACGGTGAAGTTTATCAATACGAGGACGGCAAGAACGCAGTATTTGAATATGACATGGCGGAAGATCCTGCAGGTACACAACAACGTGTCAAAGAGCTCAGAGATAAGATTACTGAGTTATTAGAAAAAGCAGTAAAACTAAATGCTTCAAAATATCCAGAAGCATTTCAAAGTACTCAGGGCGGCGCTGCTGTAGGTAATCCTATGATTGCTAGACAAGCGGGTAAAGTAAGAGCACAGAGAGATCAATCTCCAGTGCAGGATATACCCTTTGAATCAATGTTAAGGATAGCAGGATTAAGATGAAAATCAATGAACTTCTAACAGGATTTACAATATTCACTTCTAGAGAGGAAGATGCTATTCTTGAGCGTCTAAACTCTATGTCTTATCTACACAGTTTTACAGAGCGCGAACAAGTCATAATTGAGGGGTTGGTACGCAAGAGTTTGGTAATTAAGATAGGGGATACCAATCCTAGGGTAATTGCCAATGAATTTGACACGCCAAGCTAAAAAGCTAGAAAACTACTTAAATCAAGAACTCAGCTCAAAACTGCCAGTAACAGTTCTGAACAATGGAGATCTTGTTTATAAAGAATTTAAGATTAAAAAAAACAAAAAAACAGACAACTGGGATCTATACTCAGTTAAGTATGGAAAAGTTGACTCTTTTTATCTTAAAGCCTGTGCCCTTATAGCTACAAATTTTTACAGCGCAAGCTCTTTGAGCAGATTTAAAGAAATAAAGCTCATGGATTCACAGTATCAAAAAAACTTTATAGACGCAGAAATATTTAAATATAGATATGACACTACAAAAGATCCTGAAAAACGCGATACATATCTTTGGCGCTGGGAACTTACCAACGCTAGAGCCAAAGCTATCAAGCAACAAATCACGATCAAGTTTAGATCTATGTTTTGATAAATAACTACAAGAAGCCTTATAGGACCGCTAACATGCAAATCAGAGAATTATCGAATAAATTTAATAGCGACGTTTTAAACGAAAGTTTAGCTAAAAAGTTTGGCTATAGAATTAACGTTGACCAGCTCACAAACGAAGAGCTCGATACTGTTCGTTTAAAACTTACTAACAATATCACTAGTTTTGAAAAAACTAACAGTTTTGATTCTGTGCTAGAAAATCACGAATATCAAAAGCAACGTGCAATGCTAGACGTTATACGTCAAGCTATAGACGAACGCACTCTTAATCCAGAAGAGAAAGCCAAGAAAGAAAAGTTTGTCAAAGGCATGAAACAGGCAGATTCAACTTTTAAAAAGAAATACGGTAAAGATGCTGAGAAAGTTAAACATGCTACAGCAACTAAAATGGCCAAGAAAAAATCAATGGACGAAGCAATGGCCGTGTTACGCGGTGTATTGAATGAGCGTACATTGTTAGAAGGCGAAGAAGAAAAAGCAGCCCTAATTATGAGTGCTCGTGATATGGTAGATCGTATCACAGGTTGGTTAGAAGACACAGCCAGCATGAAGAGCGAGAGCATGTTAGAGTTGGTAGACTCTATAAGAGACGAAATGGGCAATGAACTGTCACAGCAGTTCTCTGACACAGTTAAACCAGCGTTAGAAGAATTATACACATCATTAGAAACTACTCGTACTACACTAGCACAGGCAGTGAGTATCCTTACAGGTGAAGAAGGCCCACAAGGCGCCCCAACGCCAGGCCCAAGTATGGGAGCAGAAATGCCTTCCACTATGTCAGCTCCAGAAGAACTAGGCGATGAGTTTGGTGCTTCTCCAGCAGCCGCAGGTGGCGCAGAAGCCGCAGGCCGTGCAAAAAGAGAAAGCATTGAATATAGTCGCAGACTAGGCACAATTTTAAGCTCAAAAAAAAACTAAATGAAGACTCGGACGTACTAGTTCGAGTTCTTTCTAATCTACAGGGACGGGCAGATAGTAAAAATACTTCTGCCCAATTTTCTTGGATGGCTATATCAAAGATGATGCAGAACATGACTGGGCAGACAGTTGACTATGACTCATTCAAAGCTGAATTTGATAAGACCCCGGAACTAAAGAATCTCATTGACAACTTCGACGAAAACGGTATAACCATTAAAACTAAAAATAAAGTAGAAGAGCCTGGGACTGTAGGTGACAAAGCCAAAGCTAAAAATGCTGTAAATTCCAGCGCGAAACGAGCAGCTGCCAAGATGATAGGTTGACAGTTGCTTTCTGTTGCTATATAATAGCACTATGAAACTACTAATAGAAAGATACCAATATAAACCCTTATCTAGAGACGAAAGCCAAGGCAGACGATTATACTCTACACCTGAAGGACATAAAGTCCCTAGCGTTACGACTATCCTAGATAAAACTAAACCTGCAGAAGCCCGCGAAGCATTAGCTCGTTGGAAGAAATCGGTAGGTGAAAAGAAAGCACAGGAAATTGTTACAGAGGCTGCTAATCGCGGCACACGTATGCACAAGTTCTTGGAAGACTATGTCAAGCAGGGCGACATTAATGATCCCGGCACTAACCCCTTTAGCCAGCAAAGCCACAAGATGGCTAGTATTGTTATTGCAGAGGGCATGAAGAATGTAACAGAAGTATGGGGCAGTGAGGTACCTTTGTACTTTCCTGAACTATATGCAGGTACTACAGACTGTTGCGGAGTCCATCTAGGCGACGAAGCTATCTTGGACTTTAAACAAACTAACAAGCCCAAGAAATTAGAATACATCAGCGATTACTTCCTACAGCTTACAGCCTACGCCCTAGCACACAACGAAGTACACGGTACAAACATACGCAAAGGCGTTATTCTTATGTGTAGCAAAGACTATGAATATCAGGAGTTTATCCTAGAACCCAAAGACTTTGACATGTGGACAGAACGCTGGTGTCAGCGAGTAGAGGAATACTACAAGTTAAATGGCTAAATATCTAAAATGAGGATATTTCATGGCCGTTTTTCAAATCAGTAAAATCCAGGTTCGTCGTGGCAAGAAAGCAGTTGCTGGAATGCCGCAACTTGCCAGCGGAGAACTAGCCTGGGCTATAGATACACAAGAACTTTATATCGGTAATGGTGCTATTGCAGAAGGATCTCCCTTTGTTGGCAATACCAAAGTGCTCACAGAAAAAGACAACATCTTTACTCTAGCAGAGCAATATTCTTACAAGCCGTTAAGTGCTAGTATATTCACCGGAATCGGTGTAGACATTGGTAGAAGTCTACAGTCTAGATTAGACGAAGGTTCAGTCAATGCTAGAAGCTTTGGCATCGTAGCAGAAGAAGGCCCAGTACCTCTCAAAGATCAAACAGAACTTATTCAAAACGCAATTTGGAGTCTGTACAGTGACGGCTTTACTATGCTTAATAAGGTTGTACTAGAGTTTGATCCCGGCTACTACAAAATATCAGGAACAATTTACTTGCCAAGCAATGTAAGCATTCAGGGCACCGGCATTGGTAAAACTGTATTTTACTACGAAAAAGGCGGCATCAATTATAAAACAACATTTACCATCACTGGCACATCTACTGGCAGTAATTCTGCCGGTGTGTACACTGACATACCTTTGGTAACAGTTACTGGCAGTGGCAGTGGAGCCACAGTAAGAATTACCAAAGGCGGCGATCTTCCCTACAGCGGAAACTCTAGTGTTACTATTATAAACAGCGGTAAAGGTTATGCATCAGGCGATCAAGTAAAAATTCCAGGAAGTGTTTTTGGTGCAGGCAGTGTAAGCCCGACTAATGATATGTTAATAACGCTAGTTAACAACGAAGTACTGGCCACTGCTTATCCATCATTTAATACCGATACCATTTTTGAATTTGTTAACAGTAGTTCTAATAGAGATACAAGAAATCCAACTCCAACATCTACAACGAATCAAGCATCGAATGTTAAACTGTCAGACTTTTCTGTAGCAGTAAACAGAGCTAACCCAACAAGAGTATTTGCCATCGATGATTTAACCAGCAGTCAATTTGTTAATATTGATGCTGTCAGTGAAGATAGAACAGGACTAATAGTTTCTGTGTTTTCACCTACAGTAGACGATCAATTTAATTCAGTAATTTCTTTAACTGCAACCAGTTCGGTGTTGACCTGTCAAGAAAACTCGTTTACTAATATCAAAGCTAGAGGATTTGCCTATGCGGTCTTTAGTGCAACTGATATAATCAATAATATTTTTACAAATTGTCTATTTGAAGATCTTTATAAAGGAATTGGATTTGGTATTGGAGCCAGCCTCGGTGCTAATGGACCAAGGAAGAATATTATAGAAAATTCTCTATTCAATAGAATATTACAAGAAGGTATATTTGTCGAAAAAGGTTACGGTAATAGATCTAAAGGAAATACATTCCTCAATGTTGGAACAAACTTGTCAGGCATTGATGATGCAATCTTTCCTGTGATTAAATTTGTGTCTGTAGGTAACAGCAGCGTTAATGACAATTTTGATAGATCAGAGCCATATAGTAGTTTAAATTTAAGTAGAACTAATTTTACTAAACCTTATGCTCCAGAAGTAGCGGGCCGAGCAAACTATCAAGAAATGATGCCATCTGAACTTACTTTAGTGTATACTGCGGTACCTGAAGAAGCATTTAAGATACCCGTTAATAATGTAAACAACATTGAAATTAATTATGTGTTTAAGAGTACAGTATTCAATCAAACTAAAAAAGGCACACTACATATTGTAGTTGATCTGTTATTGAATAGAGTACAACTTGTAGATGAGTTTGAATATGTTGGCACATCAGGGCAAGACAACAGAATTCAATTTACCGCTGCCATTGCTAGTAACACAGGTTCAGGCGGCACAGTTGTTCAATCATTAATAATATTTTATAGTAATCTTAATATATCTGACTCTAATACATTTACCTATACCTATAAAATATTAAGTTGATGTACAAGTTCTTGGAAGAGCAATCCAGCCAGCGCCTGAAAAATTGGTATCAATTTAGACAACAGCTAGAAACATCGTCAACACCGCTTGACGATGTAGTCAAATACTTTTCTAAAGTTCCTAAAGTAAAAATCTACACTGACCCCTACGACCAATCAACATGGCCCACCGCTTGGGAATTGATTGACGAAAATGAGTACTGCCAATTTAATATAATTTTGGCAATATGCTTCACACTCCAACTGATTAAACAGTTCAAAAATATTCAACCATTGATTAAAATAGCGATTGACAAAACTAATAAAGTAGTATATTATTTGTTATTTGTAGATGATAAGGTTTATGGCCTTGTAGAAGATGAGTGGATTCCTGCTAAAAACCTACCTACAACATTGAATTACTTAAAGATTTATACCATGCCGCCACTCCACTAAATAGTTTTCTTACTCAGAAAAAGAAAGCTGTCAGTGGCGACAGAAGCATTATTATTAGAGACGGAAACATGACAAACATAACTGTAATCAAGCGTAGCGGCAAAAAAGAGCCGCTCACTATCGAAAAATGGCAAAATCAAATTGCTAAAGTATGTCAAGGGATTGCAGATGTTAGTCAAAGTATGATTGAAATCAAAGCCCAGCCACACTTCTACGACGGCATAACCACAGAAGAAATCGACGGTATCACTCTACGTGCTATTGTTGACCTGATTGATGTTGAATCAAATCCTGACATAGGACATGTTAACTATCAATACGTAGCAGGCAAACAACGTTTAAGTATGTTGCGTAAAGATGTATATGGAGATTACCAACCTCCCCACCTCTACGAAATTGTAAAGAAAAATGTTGGAGTTGGTCTTTATACCGCAGAACTTCTAGAATGGTACAGCGAAGACGACTGGAATCGAATGAATGACATGTTGGAACATGACAAGGACGAGCAATACAGTTATGCTGCCATTGAACAATTAATTGAAAAATATTTGGTACGCAATCGTGCGACAAAGGAAATTTATGAAACTCCACAGATTAGATATATGGTTGCAGCCGCTACTGTATTCCATAAAGAAGAACCTAATGCAGCTCGTATGCGCTATATCAAAGAGTATTACAACTGCGCCAGTGATGGTCTTTTTACTCTTGCTACTCCTGTACTCGCTGGCCTTGGTACTCCTACCAAACAGTTTAGTTCCTGTGTTCTTATTCGTAGCGATGATGATTTGGACTCTATTTTTGCCTCTGGGGAAATGATGGCCAAGTATGCCAGCAAACGTGCAGGCATTGGTTTAGAAATTGGACGCTTACGACCACTAGGTAGTCCTATCAGGGGCGGTGAGATTATGCACACTGGCATGATACCTTTCCTTAAAAAGTGGTTCGGTGATTTGCGCTCATGCTCACAAGGAGGTATCCGCAATGCAAGTGCTACTGTATTCTATCCTATTTGGCATCATCAGTTTGATGATCTTATTGTACTTAAGAACAACCAAGGAACCGAAGAAACCCGGGTCCGTCATATGGATTATGGGGTTGTGCTGTCAAGTTTCTTCTGGAGAAGATTTAAAAACAAAGAAGACATAACATTCTTTGATCCCAACGAAGTACCCGACCTTTACGAAGCTTTCTATTCAAACACGGAACGGTTTAACGAACTATACGTCAAGTACGAAAAAACTCCGGGTATTAGAAAGAAAACAATGAGTGCTGAAGAAGTATTCAAAAGCGGTATCCTAAAAGAACGCACAGATACAGGACGTATCTATCTTGTATTCATTGACAACGTAATGAATCAAGGACCATTTGATACAGAGTATCATACCATTTACCAGAGTAACCTTTGCTGTGAAATCTTATTACCTACTCGATCTTTCCGTCGTCTCGATGATGATAGTGGCCGTATTGCTTTGTGTACACTTGGTAGTATCAACTGGGGAGCTTTCAGGAATCCAGAAGATATGCGTAGGGCTTGCCGCATACTTCAGCGTTCTTTATGTAATATTCTTGATTATCAAGACTTTCTGAGTATACAGAGTAAGTTAAGCAACGATGAGATACAGCCGTTGGGCATTGGAGTTACTAACCTTGCCTACTGGCATGCCAAACGTAACCTCAAGTATGGTGAGAAAGATGCGCTAGCTGATGTTAAGAGTTGGATGGAGCATCAGGCATACTATCTAACAGAAGCCACAGTTGAACTAGCCAAAGAACGTGGCAAGTGCCTAGACAGTGACAAGACATGGTATGGACGAGGCGTGTTCCCCTGGGAGCGCAGAGCACAAGGTGTAAATGAGCTAGCAGATTTTAATCCTGAGCTAGACTGGGAACCACTACGCGAACAAATGAAAACCTATGGTGTACGCAATGCTACGTTGATGGCAATTGCACCAGTTGAATCAAGTAGTGTTGTTATAAACAGTACAAACGGCATTGAGCTACCCATGAGTCTTATCTCAACTAAAGAATCAAAGGCAGGATCATTTACACAGGTTGTGCCCGAATACCATAAGTTGAAAAACAAATATCAACTAATGTGGGAACAGAAAGACTGTTCAGGTTATATTAAAACAGCGTCAGTATTGGCTGCGTATGTTGATCAAAGCATTTCAACAAACACATTTTACAATCCTGCACACTTTGCTGAACGCAAAGTGCCAATTACATTGATTGCTAAAAATCTCATGCAGGCACATTACTGGGGATTGAAAACATTCTACTACAGCTTGATTAACAAACAAGGTTCTAGAATGCAAGAAGATCAACCAAAACTTAACGGATATCACGAAATAGAATTTAACGGCACGGAGGTCGCTGATTTAGAAGATTGCGAAGCGTGTAAATTATGAGCAAACAACAATACAACCTAAACACAAAAACAGATTATCTTCAACGTAAAATGTTTCTTGACCCAGAAGGTCCTGTAACCATACAACGATTTGAAGAAGTAAAATATAAAAAGATTGCAGACTTTGATGCTACAGCACGTGGCTTCTTTTGGCAACCAGAAGAAGTAACTCTTACCAAAGACAGCAATGACTTTAAAGAAGCCAGTGATGCTGTCAAGCACATCTTCACTAGTAACTTGCTACGTCAGACAGCATTGGATAGTTTACAAGGCCGTGGACCTACACAGGTATTCACTCCTGTGTGCAGTCTCCCAGAAGTAGAAGCACTGATGTACAACTGGGGTTTCTTTGAAACTAACATTCACAGCAAGAGCTACAGTCACATTATTCGTAACATCTACAATGTGCCAAAGGATGTGTTTAACACTATTCACGACACTAAAGAAATAGTAGACATGGCCAGTAGTGTTGGGGCGTATTACGATAAGCTACATCTAATTAACTGTCTAAAAGAAACTGGCGAAAAGATAGACGAAGCAGTTCATATCAAAGCAATTTGGATGGCACTGAACGCCAGCTATGCATTGGAAGCATTCCGCTTTATGGTTAGCTTTGCTACAAGTTTGGCCATGGTTGAGAACAAGATCTTTATTGGTAACGGCAACATCATCAGTCTAATCCTGCAAGACGAATTGTTACACAAAGGTTGGACTGCATACTTGATCAATCAAGTGGTCAAAGAAGACAGTCGCTTTGCTCAAGCCAAGGTTGAATGTGAAGCAGAAGTATATAAGATGTACATGGATGTTATCCGTGAAGAAAAAGAATGGGCTGACTATTTGTTTAAGATGGGCCCAGTTATCGGATTAAATGCCAATATTCTCAAAGACTTTGTAGACTACACTGCACTAGGTGCGCTGAAAGATATTGGTATCAAATACAATCATCCTGCTCCAAAGTCTACACCTATTCCCTGGTTCAACAAACACAGTGACACCAGCAAGAAACAAACTGCTCTACAAGAAAATGAAAGTACCAATTATGTTATTGGTGTAATGAGCGACAGTATTAACTACGACGAATTACCGGCATTATAAGGAAATAAAAATGAAAGCTATTGTATGGAGTAAATATCAGTGCCCGTTTTGTGATCAAGCTAAAGCCCTGTTAAAACAAAAAGGCATTGCGTTTGAAGAAAAGAAAATTGGCGATGGGTACACTAAAGAAGACCTATTAGAAGCAGTACCAACAGCTAGAACTGTCCCGCAGATATTTCTAGGTGAACAGCTCATTGGTGGGTTTACAGAATTGAAAAGACATTTAGAAGAGGCAGCGTAATGCTATTAGAAAAATCAAAATTTACAGACAGTGACGTAGTTAGTTTTAAACTGATCAACGGAGATGAAATTATTGGCAAGTATGCCAAAGAAGACATGGTCAGCTACACTATTAATAGACCAGTCATGCTAGCAATGACTCCAAAAGGTCCAGCTATGGCTCCTATTATGATGACAGTGAACCCTGACAAAGACTACACAATAAATAAATCAGCAGTGATGTTCAGCGGCGAAACTGTTAAAGAAATTGCTGAACAGTACATATTCCAGACCACAGGTATTCAACCTGTAAGTGCTGGCAGCATTGTAACAGGATAATATTATGGCAGTGACTTTTACCGCATCTCAAGCTATTTTAGCTGTACAAGCAACTGCTCTCGCAGCTGAAGCTACTACTGCGGGGTTAACAGCTCTTGCCACTGCCTTAACTAATTTATCTACAGAGATAACACAGACACTTACTGAACAAGAATTTTTTGGTGGTGGCACAACTACCTATACAGCTGGCGGCGGCAGTGGAACTGATTATGATTCAGCAGCTCTAGTATGGACACAAACTTTAAACTCTGCGGCAAATATTATACAGTCAAGAAATTCTAATTTTATTAAAGCTTCTCTTTCTGCTATTGAAACAGACATTGATGCCGTTGCCACAGATATTGATACTATGGCTGCTAATTCTACAATTATTAAAGATAAACAATCAGTCATAGCTGACAAGCAAACTGTAATAGCTGATAAAACTAGTTCAATTGAAACCTATCAAAAGAAACTCAAAGAGCTAGGCGAAACATCTGGCATACGAAGCAGAGGTCCTTTTGAAGCATGGGGTAATATTTCTACATACAAGTATCTAATTGAGCAGGCCAAGATACTTGACTCTGCAGACAATGCAACCCCAGAGAAACAAACACAGGCATTGGCCGCAGTTAAAAACTATACTGACGCTATTAACGGTAGGTTCAAGGAGTTCTAATGCCAGGCGTTGCAAGACAAGGCGATTCAACAACCACAGGACACGGATGTGATGGTTCTACAACAATCACAGGCCCTACTGGTGCAGGCG